AGGCCGTAGAACGTTTGATGAATAGTGATTTTATGGAACCCGTAAATATAGGAAGTGAAGAGATGGTAACAATAAATCAATTAGCCCAAATGACGATTGATATATCTCAGAAAAATGTAAAAATAGACAATCTTTACGGTGATGAATTTTTAAATAAGTATGGATTTAAATGTCCCTTAGGTGTGAAAGGTAGAAAATCGGATAATAAACTTTTTCGTGAAAAAATAGGATGGGAACCTTTCAAATTATTAATTGATGGTCTTAAAGAAACATATAACTGGGTTGACCATCAAGTAAAAAATAACACCAATTAATATGAATAAGAAAGCAACAATAATGCATCACCAAGGATTTGGTGATTTATTCACAAATAATTCATTATGTAATTACTATGTTAATTTGTACGATGAATTAATTATATTTGCATTAGATGAACCAAGAAAGATTGTTATTGAGGAAATGTATAAACACAAACCAAATATAAAATGTGTTATACCTAAATTAATTAACCAAAACATATACAATAGTTCTTGTTTGATTTGTATGCAATCAGACCATTATTCTTGTAGATATGATACAAAGTTTGATACACACAAATTTGTTGATTATTCAGAGTGGAGTGATTATGACAATATTAAAGTTGGTTGTTTTAAAGAAGATTATGAGTTATGGAAATCATTTTTAGGAAAAAATATAAATAACAACATTTCTTTTTCACATTCTTTTTATTTGTTTGAAAATCTTGATTTAAAAGTTAGAGAAACTGAATTTTCTGTTTACAGAGATGACGATAGTGAAAATAAAAAATATGAATTGTTACCTGAAAAAGATTACATTGTATTACATGATGATAGTCAAAGAGGGATAAATATTGATAAGTCTAAATTACCTAATGACATTTATGTCCACCAATTAAACGATGGTTCAAAAACTATGGTTGACCAAATTAAAATTTTAGAAAACGCAAAAGAAATTCATTTTATTGATTCAAGTTATTCAGTTTTGATTTATTTTTTATCTTTAACTAACAAAAAAATAAAACAAATCCCAAAGTATTTTCATTATTATGCTAACCAAAGAGAAGGTTACACAATTTATGAAAATCCTATACCCAAAAATTGGCAAATACTTAAATAATTTATGAATAATAATACTTTAATATGGACTAACTCACCACTATCTGGTTTGTGTGATAGACTTATTGATTTTTCTTTAATAGCAACATATGCTAAATTAAACAACTCAGATTTTAGTTCAAAATGGAAACCACTATATAGTAATCATGGGGATGGTAAATCTTACTATCACGCAAAAGAAGATGATAACACAAGTTTAGACAATTTAAAATTAGATAATAGTGGTCACATCTGTAAATTTTTTAAAGATGTTAGATATTCTGACTATAAACATGAAAATTTTTTAAAATATTTTGAATTACCTGAAAACACATTTATTGAAAAAAATGAATCGGATTTATTAAATTTATCATATTTTGATGGGTATATTGGTGGAGTTGAATCACCAATAACGTTTTATCAAAAATACGTATTAAACGATAATTTAATTATGAGTTATTATTCCCCTTTTAAAACAAATAAATCGGGAATAGATTTGAAGTCATTTATTGAAACTTTTTATACTGTCTGTAATAGTTTTAAACCAACAAAAAAACTTATAGATGTTTCAAAAGTAGATATTATTCCTGATTTAACAGTACACTTAAGAAGAGAAGATAAAGTAAGATTGTCTAAATTAAATAACGAGGTAATTGATTATAGAGAATTAAATGATTTAAATGAATTAACTAAAATTGTTGTTGATTCTTTTTTAGAAAAAAAACCAAACTCAAAAATTTTATTTTGTTCTGATGATGAGGAAGAAAAATTAAAATGGGAAAATATGTATAAGGATTATTATTTAAAAACCCCATCATTTGAATTTGATTTTGAACAAACATATTATGATATGTATTTGATGTCCATTTCAAAAAATGTTTTATTATCTCAAAGATATTCTGGTTTTTCTATGTTTTCATCCTTTATTAATAAAAACAATTTTGTATACCTTTTAGAAGATAGTCAAATTGTGTATACTAAGTGGTCAGAATTAGAAAATATCTATTACTATAAAGATTGGTTAAAATTACTTTAAAAAAATGAAAAAAAAATGCATACTGTATGGTAATTGTCAGGCCATTATTTATGTTTATGAATTATTAAATAATTTAACTGAATTCAAAAAACATTATGATTTAATATCCTATGTGAATCATGATAGGGAACAAACAAAAAAATTAGTAAATATTGATGTTGATGAACTTAAAAACTGTGATGTTTTTATATACCAACCACTTGGAGAAAGTCACGGAGTTTATGGTACAGAGAATTTAAAATCAATGTTAAAAGACAGTTGTGTAAAAATTAGTTTTCCCTATGTATATAACTCATCATTTTATACCACTTATTGGGAAGACGCTTCACCAAGATGGACACTTCAAACATTAATTAATTGTGGATGGAAAAATATAATGTCTTTGATTTTAGAAAAACGTAAAATTGATGAAATAATAAATTTGTATGACAATGGTTTAATTGATTTTTATTTTGAAGAAAGAATGAATGTTTGTATGGAATTATTGAAAGAAAAAGATGAAATTTGTAATATAAAAGTATCTGATTTTATATTAGAACATTATAAAAATAAAAGATTATTTGTCACACAAAATCATTTAACACCTTATTTCAATATATGGATAACTAATCAAATCTTAGAAAGATTAAATATTCCTCTAATACCAAACGAATATTCAGATACTAACATACTTGAGTCAAATTGTGTTTATGATAGTTACAATGTTAATTTTTATAATTTTTCACATGACACAAACCAAATATTCAACAACAAAGCAACTAAAGATAAAATTATTAGTTTTTATAACCACTTTAGTAGTACTAATTACAATATAAATGATTTAATTATAAATAAAATTATTGATGACCCCGAAAAATTCATTGATATGCCATTCTAATATGATTAATAATAATATTCAATTAATTATACCAATGTCAGGTATTGGTAAAAGGTTCGTAGACGCTGGGTATGAAGAAACCAAATCATTAATTGACGTTGATGGTTATCCTATAATAAAACATGTTGTTGATTTATTTCCTGGTGTAAAGGATGTTATTTTTATTTGTAATGATATTCATTTAAAACAAACAAATATGAGGAAAATTCTTAATGATATTTCCCCAAATTGTAGAATATTTGAAGTTGTTAATAATACAAAGGGTCCAATAAACGCAATTCATCAAATATTTGATTTTATTGATAATAATAAACAAACAATTGTAAGTTATTGTGATTATGGAACTTATTGGGATTTTGAAAATTTTATTAATTATGTAAATGACAAAAATCTTGATGGTGCAATTCCTTGTTATACAGGATTTCACCCACATATGTTAGGTAGTGACAATTATGCTTTCTGTAAAGAAAGTAATATGGAGCTTATTCAAATAAAAGAAAAAGAACCTTTTACTGATAACAAAATGAATGAATACGCATCAAACGGTACGTATTATTTTAAATCGGGTCTTTTATTAAAAGAATACTCACAAAAACTTATTGATTTAGACATTAATATAAATGGTGAATATTATGTGAGTTTACTTTATAACTTATTAATTAATGATGGTCTTAAAGTTGGTATATTTGAGATTGAAAATATGTTACAGTGGGGAACTCCTTATGATTTAGAGAATTACAAAAGTTGGTCAAAATACTTCTCAAATATTAATGCTCCACAAATAAAAATAAAAAACCCGTCAAATACCACGTTGATACTTCCTATGGCTGGTAAAGGTTCAAGATTTGCGGAAGAAGGGTATGATTTACCAAAACCACTTTTGGATGTTGATGGATTACCTATGATTTTACAAGCCGTTGATTGTTTACCTGAGTCAGACAATAATGTTTTTATTTGTTTACAAGACCATGTTGATAATTTTGATATTGATAAGACTTTAAAAAATTATTTTTTAAATACAGAGATTATATCAATTAATGAAACTACTGAAGGTCAGGCATGTACTTGTGAAATAGGTATTAAAGAAACAAATGTAAACTTAGAAAATCCCATTTTAATTTCCGCTTGTGATAATGGTGTTTTTTATGATAGAAAAAAATACTTAGAACTTTTAAATGATGAATCTATTGATGTAATTGTTTGGACTTTTAGAAATAATCAGGCCAGTAAAACTAACCCAAACGCATATGCATGGTTAGATGTTGATGAAAATAATAACATAAAACATGTTTCTTGTAAAAAATTTATTTATGAAAACCCTTTAACCACTCACGCAATAATTGGTACAATGTTTTTCAGAAAGGGAAGATATTTTATGGAAGGATTGCAGAAAAATTATAATGAAAACATAAGAACAAATGGTGAATTTTATGTTGATGACGTTTTAAATCAAAATATTAAAGATGGTTTAAAAGTTAAAGTTTTTGAGGTTGAAAATTACATCTGTTGGGGCACTCCGAACGATTATAAAACTTACAATTATTGGAATAAATATTTTAATAAAATAAATATCCATAAAAAAAACGATTATTTTTGAAAAATATTTTTAACCTTGATTTAAAATATATTCTCTGATTGGCATGGACAATCCCGATTTATTTGTTACATTAGAATTTGATATTTGGTGGCATGAAGACGAAAGAGTTGCTGGCACAGATATGGTAGAACATACAAGATTAAATAAAAGTTTTTATAAAATATTAGAAGAGTTAAATTAAATATATGAGTAAGATAACATTAGTAACAGGAATCTGGGATATCGGTCGAGAAGAATTAACCGAAGGTTGGTCAAGACCCTACCAACATTATTTAGATAAGTTTGAACAACTTTTAAAGTGTGATGAGAATATGATTATTTTTGGAGACGAAGAACTTCAAAAATTTGTCTTTGAAAGAAGAAGTCATGACAATACACAATTTATTCTTAGACCAATGTCTTGGTTTAGAGAATCTGAATTTTTTAGCAAAGTTCAAAAAATTAGAACTGATGAAAATTGGCAAAATTTATCTGGTTGGTTAAAAGAGTCAACACAATGTAGATTAGAAAATTATAATCCATTAGTTATGTCCAAGGTATTCTTATTACACGATGCTAAGATTATGGATAAATTTGACTCTGAATATATGTTTTGGATTGATGGTGGTTTAACAAATACCGTTCATCAAGGTTATTTTACTCATGATAAAGTTTTAAATAACTTGTCAAAATACATTTCAAAATTTTCATTTATTTGTTTTCAATATGATGCTGAAACTGAAATTCATGGTTTTGAATATAATAAGTTAAATTCTATTGCGGGTTCAAAAGTTAATAAAGTCGCAAGAGGTGGATTTTTTGGTGGCCCAAAACATACTATTGGCGATATTAATGGAATATATTATAATTTGTTGCAAACAACTTTAGATGAAGGTTATATGGGTACTGAAGAATCAATCTTCAGTATTATGTGTTATAAACACTCTGATATGGTTAATTATTTTGAAATTGAATCTAATGGTTTGGTTGGTAAGTTTTTTGAAGATTTAAAAAATAATGAATTGAAACCTAAATCTGAAAATATTCATAAAGAAACAAACACATTAGATGTTAATAAAGTTGGTTTATATGTGATTACATTTAATAGCCCAAAACAATTTTCAACTTTAATTGAATCCATGAATGCTTACGATAAAGATTATTTATTAAAAACTAAAAAGTTTTTGTTAGATAATTCAAGTGATACTTCAACATTTGATGACTATGCTAAATTGTGTGAAGAAAATGGGTTTGAACACATTAAGAAAGATAATTTAGGGATTTGTGGTGGCCGTCAATGGATTGCCGAACATTTCCAAAATGAAACAGATTTAGATTTTTATTTGTTTTTTGAAGATGATATGTTCTTTTATCCAAAAGAGGGAGATGTATGTAGAAATGGTTTTAACCGATATGTTCCAAATTTATATTCAAAAACATTACAAATTGTTAAAAAAGAAAACTTTGACTTTTTAAAACTCAATTATAGTGAATTCTTTGGTGACAATGGTACTCAATGGTCATGGTACAACGTACCTCAAGATGTTAGACAAAAGTATTGGCCAGGTAAAGACAGATTACCTGTTCAAGGATTAGACCCAAATGCTCCAAGAACGGTATATGATTCAGTTAATTCATTTCAAGGAGTTCCTTATGTAACAGGCGATGTTTATTATTGTAATTGGCCTCAAATTGTTACAAGAACAGGAAATCAAAAAATGTTCTTAGATGTAACATGGGGACATCCATTTGAACAAACTTGGATGAGCCATATGTATCAGTTGGTTAAGAAAGGTGAGTTGTATCCTGGATTATTACTTATGACACCAACAGAACATGATAGATTTGAACATTATGAAAGAAGTTTAAGAAAAGAGTCATAGCAATATATTTATTGTTATGGAATTCTTTATTAAACAAAACTCGACGTTACCTGTATTAAAAATGCAAGTAGTAAAAGATGGTAGAGCGGGTTACTTGGAACTGATGCAGGACTTGGAAGTTTCTACTATTTTTTTTACAATGATTGATGTTGAGACCGAAATTCCTAAAATTGTTTCTGCCCCTTGTGAAATTGTTTCACTTATCTTGCCTTTAGGTGCGACACCTGAATATTATATCTATTACAAATTCACTTCAAGAGACACAAACACACCAGGTAGGTATGTTGGTCAGTTCTTAATTAAGAATGACGAGGGAAATTTAATTCTTCCAATCAGAGAGGAATTATATATTAATATTCAACCAAGTTTTATTTCGGAAACTGCTTGTTGTTAATTTGATTAATCCAATTTTTTATTTATATTTATTTACGAAGGTAAATTTCACGACGGTGTGAAAGCTAATGAACCAAAGAAATAAGTATTATGATATCTAACGAAGAAATTGAATCTTTCTTGCACGGCAACGACCCTGAAGAATTTATTGTGGCAATTGAATTTGACTACGCATCCAACTCCATTTACAAAATAAAAGAAATTCCTGGTAAAGGAAAAGAAATACGTAAAGACACATTTACTCCATTTGCTTGGGTTGGTGATTTACGAAATATTAACTTTTACGGTGGTTCTAAATCCGCCCAAAAAGTTGCCATGACCAAACATGGGATTATGATTGATAAATTAGAAACTCATGGTGATGAACGATTAGAAAAGGGTATGACTTTTATGGTTAAATCTCTTAAAGGTTATCGTGAACTAATCCAATTCTTTAGAGAAGGTGGATGTGACCCGTGGGGAGAAAAGACAAAGGATAAAATCATTGTTTTACCCCCAGTAGAACAATATCTTATTTCAAAAGAAAAACGATTATTTAAAGGTTTTGAAAATTATAATGAAGTCACCCGACTTGTATATGACTTAGAGACAACCTCTCTTGAACCACAACACGGTCGTATTTTTATGATTGGAATTAAAACAAATAAAGGATACCACAAAGTTATTGAATGTATTGATGAATCTGAAGAGCGAGGAGCAATCATCGAATTCTTTAATATTATCGACGAGTTAAAACCAAGTATTATTGGTGGATATAATTCTGCAAACTTTGATTGGCATTGGATTTTTGAACGTTGTAAAATCTTGGGTCTTGACCCAAAAAAGATTTGTAAATCATTGCACCCCAAACATTCATTCACAAGAAAAGACGGAATGTTAAAACTTGCAAATGATGTGGAAATATTTACTCAAACTTCAATTTGGGGTTATAATGTCATTGATATTATCCACGCAGTTCGTAGAGCTCAGGCAATCAATTCTAGTATTAAAGCGGCTGGATTAAAATACATTACCAAATATATCAATGCTGAATCACCAAGTCGTGTGTATATTGACCACGATAATATCGGTAAGATGTTCCTTAACAAAGAGGAATATTGGTTAAACACAAAGAATGGTAATTACAAAAAGGCCAATAATCCTGCATATAATGATTTAGATACAAAATTTCCTAACGTATACAAAAAGATTACAGGTGATAAGATTGTAGAGATGTATCTTGATGATGACTTAGATGAAACCTTAAAGGTTGACCAAGAGTTTAATCAGGGGTCGTTCCTACTTGCTGCAATGATTCCAACAACATACGAGAGAGTATCTACAATGGGTACTGCAACTCTATGGAAAATGTTAATGTTAGCTTGGTCTTACAAACACGGACTTGCAATCCCCGCCAAACAAGGTAAAACAGACTTCGTAGGAGGTCTCTCACGACTACTTAAGGTTGGTTATAGTAAGAATGTACTTAAACTAGATTTTTCTTCGTTATATCCATCTATTCAGTTAGTACACGATGTATTTCCTAAGTGTGATGTAACGGGGGCAATGAAAGGAATGTTAAAATACTTCCGTGACACTCGTATCAAATACAAACAACTTGCCGAAGAATACTACGAAACCGACCGTAATAAGTCAGAATCATATGGTAATAAACAATTACCAATTAAGATTTTCATTAACTCGATGTTTGGGGCGTTGTCAGCACCACAAGTGTTTGCTTGGGGAGATATGTACATGGGAGAACAGATTACTTGTACAGGTAGACAATACCTTCGTCAGATGATTAAGTTCTTTATGACTAAAGGTTATGTTCCTTTGGTAATGGACACTGACGGTGTAAACTTTTCAACTCCTGATGATTCAAAAAACAGGGTTTATGTTGGTCGTGGATTAAATTGGAAAGTTAAGTTGGGTAAAGAATATTATGGTCCTGAAGCTGATGTTGCCGAGTATAATGATATTTTCATGAGGGGAGAAATGGCACTTGATACGGATGGGGTTTGGCCTTCATGTATTAACTTGGCTCGTAAGAACTATGCGGTTATGGATGACAAAGGTAAAATCAAATTGACAGGTAACAGTATCAAGTCAAAGAAACTTCCATTATATATTGAGGAGTTCTTAGATAAAGGGGTAAAGATGTTATTGGAAGGTAATGGTCAAGCATTTGTTGAATATTATTATGAATACCTACAAAAGATTTTTGACAAACAAATACCGTTAAGTAAGATTGCTCAACGAGCAAAAGTTAAACTATCTGTAGATGACTATAAGAAAAGATTAACAACTAAAACTAAATCGGGTAATAGTATGAGTCGAATGGCTCACATGGAACTTGCAATACAAGAAAATCTTGCGGTAAATCTTGGTGATGTTATCATGTATGTGAATAATGGATTAAGAGCATCACATGGTGATGTTCAGAAAAAAGGTGACGGAGTTCAAATCAATTGTTATATGTTACACAAAGACATTTTTGAAAATGACCCTAATTTAACAGGTGATTATAATATACCAAGAGCAATTACTACATTTAACAAAAGAATGGAACCATTGATGGTTGTATTTCAAAATGAGGTTAGAAATAACTTAATTGTTAATGACCCTGAAAATAGGGGTATTTTTACAAAATCACAATGTGAACTTATCAATGGACATCCATTAGGTAATGGTGACCAAGATAGATTACAAGAAGATGTACTTGATATAACAGAACAAGAATTAAATTATTGGGGGAGAAGAGGTTTAAGTTGTGATTATATCTATGATTTTGCCGAAGAGGATTGGAAAGAAAAATTAGGAATTCTTGAGACCGTCACTGGATAAAATATACCAGTTACCAACACAAAATCTAAATTCAATACATGAGTATCTATCTGCGATTACTTCATCATACTCTTCATCAATTTTACCAATATCTGGTTTAATTTTTAAATAAGTCATAGATTTTATAACTATATGGTCTGTTGTTTTTGAATCTAATATGATTGTTGACTCTTGTACATTTCTAACAATAACACACTCTTCACCATTTGTTCTGTATTCTTTTTCAGATACTATTGAAATTTCAGATGTTTCAATAACTTCACCATTAATCAATCTTGTTGACGGTATTGTTTTAATAATTGCCATAATTTAAATTACATATATTTGACGAGGCATTGCTCTGAATTTCATTTGTTTATTTAGATTTTCTGCGAGTAACGCTTCTTTTTCCATCACTTTTTCAGGACGTAATCTTGTTAACCAACCTTCAGCCCCTGTCAATTCTTCAATCAACTTTGTCTTTTCGTCTTTACCTTCAGTTAATAAACTTGTGTAGTCCATTGTTAATTCTGAATCAGGAGCCTTTAAATTTCCACTGTATTTTCCTCTAACTCGACCTAACGTTTCTTTAACATATGCGGTGAACCATCTTCTTACCCATTGTTGTGCGGGAACATTTAAGTCAACCCAATTCATTTCTTCTAAAGGAACTTCGTTTGGCATTTTAATTACGTCAGGATTATTTTTTAAACAATCTGCTCTACTATCAGGTGTTACATCGTAGTACCAATACCAAACAGCATTACCAACGTATTGACTATAATTACTCCAATTAAATCGACTACCAGGCGCATTGTATAACTGTAAATCTTTTTTACCATCAGGTAATGCAGTAATTCTATAAGTTAAAGAACCACCAAGGATTCTTTTTATAATATTCGCTTCTTGCATTCTTATCAAGTAATCAAACCCTGACATCATATAATAAGAACCCTGATTACCCACTTGGGCAAAACCAGCTTCATTTGCACCAAGACCTGCTCCAGCACCAATACCTCCCATACCAAATGCGGTAATAGGTCGATTACTAAACCATAGCACTTCATTTATTTCACGACCTGCAGGGATTTCGTAGTTCTGTTTGTTTTTTTCAAGAACAATATAATCTTTTTTTAATACCCAAGGACCTTCAGCTTGAAGCCCCACAATTTTTGAGTATGAATATGAGAATTGTTTTTCAAAATCCATTGTTCTTGTGATTAACGCTTGAGCAACAGATTTTTCACTCATATTAAGATTAACCAAGTTAACCCATTGACTATCAATTAACCAATTCAAGATATACTGTTCGTAATCTTGAATGGATAATTCCATTAACGAATCCATCATTTCATCAGTGACTTCAACACTTCTTAATGGTGCACCCAATAGATGTTTTATTCTCGTATAAATTTTTGACCTTTCTGGTTCTGGTATAACTGACATATCTAATAAATATCGTTTAGTTTATTATATACTATATAAAAGTGAATCAAGTGGAAAAACAAAATTACCACCAACAATTTTTGGTTTTTTATCAAACACTAAAACATTCTTTCCTCGTTGAAAAACCATCCAATCCGTTTTATATAATTTAACACTTGCGGTACCCTCCAATTCAATTCCACTTTCAGTTTTTTTCATTTCTCTAAATGGTTTAACTTGTGCGGTGTGTAACTTACCATCTTTAAATATTTCTAAATCAACACCTTGAATTGCATCTTTTTTGTTTCCTAACTCACCAACCAACTCAACTTTTGCTTTTTGACCAAAAAATCTTTTAAGGATTGATAACGTAATTTGTTCTCTTTTATCACCTGCATTATTTTTTTCTGTTAAGGTTCTTAATAAATTAATAAATGTTGAACTTTGTTTATCAAATATTCTATATTTAAAATGTCCTAATGCATTTACAAATCTCTCAACTTCTTTTTTCTGTTCTGCAGGAGTTTTATCGGTAAAAACAATTGGTTTTTTATTTGGTATAGTTGTAATAACTTGATTTAAATCTTTTAATAAAATACAAAATGCCGTGTAATTTGTGTTGAGTTTATTAATTACTGACCTACCAGGTCCCTCAATATCATAAATACCCGGTAATTGATTATTTGGAGGAATTTCAATATAATTTTCATTAAAAACTTCTTTGAGGATTCTATTGATACCATTCATGTAAGTCCATTTAATATCTTGATTTACGTTGAATAACATTCTGTAAAATTCGTTATCAGATTTTGAACACATTTCAGATTTACCTTCATTTAATATTTGTTTCATTTTGGTAGATTCTGTTATTTTGGTTTCAACTCTCATTTCGTACATTTTAGTTACAAATTCCCAATTAACAACTTTCCAAAAGTTTGTTATGTATTCGTCTCTTTTATTTCGGTACTTCAAATAATAAGCGTGTTCCCATAAATCTAACCCCAACAATGGAAACCCACCACCTTCAATCACATTCATTAATGGATTATCTTGGTTTGGAGTTGACATAATCTTTAAAGTGTTATTAGAGGTTAGAATTAACCAGACCCAACCTGAACCAAAACGGTCTTTGGCTTGTTTTTCAAATTCTTTTTTAAAGTTTGTGAATGTTCCCCACTGTTTGGTGATTTTTGTATAAAGTTCACCAGTTAGTTTTTTTGGTTCGGGAGTTAACATATTCCAAAACAAAGCGTGGTTAAATGCTCCACCTGCGTTGTTTCGAATTGTCTTATCAAAACGACTGATTGTTTTAATTATTTTTTCTAAATCTAAATCTCCGTATTTTTTCTTTGATAATGCGTCGTTTAGTTTATCAACATACCCTTTGTAATGTTTATTGTAATGGAAACTCATGGTTTCGGGGTCAATAAATTGTTTAAGGGCTGAGTAGGAATAAGGTAGTTTCTCTATTCCGATTTTTTTCATTTCTGTAATCAACAACTCTTTTTCTTTGGTTACGTGATTTTCAAGTATCTGTAACTCTAATTGTTGGATTTTCTCTTCTGTTTTTTTCATAGTATTGGATTATCCGTTATATATAAATAATCCGTTCTTTGTTAATATCTCAATTCATTAATTCTTTGTAGGATTTCTTCTGCAGCATCTGCTGGATGTTGGTTGTCTCCCATTACAGTTGCAATGACTTGTTTTTTGTTGTTTAGGATATCGTAGATGATACCTTCGATTGTATTTTCGAATATTGGATAATAAACCAAAACGTTATTTTTTTGACCGTAACGATAAGCTCGGTCTTCAGCTTGGGCGTGGTCTGATGGAAGGAATGATAAGTCATTCATAATAACAGCTTCAGCAGCAGTTAATGTTATACCGACACCAGCCGCTTTAATATTACCTACAAAGACTTTAATCTTGGGGTTATCTTGGAATTGGTCAACGGAGTTTTGTCTGTTGGGTTTTGACATAGAACCATCAAGTTTAACTGCAGCTTTACCAAAATGTTCTGTAATTTTATTTAACGAATCGGTGAAATTACAGAAAATGATTACTTTCTTATCTTGCTCAAGAATATTTTCCGCTAGTTCAATAGTTTGTTCAATTTTTTCATCGGCAATAATTTGTCTAATTTTTGTTAACTTTGAAAATTGAACGGTTAATGATTTGGATTCGTCAGGGTTCTTGTCATACCAATCATAGTATTCTCCCATAACATTTTCATATAATTTTGATTTCAATCTTAGGTAAACAGGTGTGATAATCTTATCGGGTAAATCAAGAACATTTTCTTTTAATCTTCTTAATGTTAAACCTAAGGTTCGGTCTCTTAACTCTTCCAAGTTTGACGCCCCTGTTACATTCCAAATCTTTCTTCCCCCAACATTAAATTGGTATCCAGAACAATAACGGATAGCGTATGCCATCCAATTCTTTGCAACAGGAGAATCAATTATACTTAATAAATTAAAATAATCGATTGGCCGTGATGTCATTGGTGTACCCGTTAACAACCAAAGTCTTTCGGTATTTTTGACAATATCATTGATTAGTTTCGTCCTCTGCGCCGTACCATTCCTAATATAATGGGCTTCATCGATAATAACTAAATCAAAGTTGGACGCAAGGACTTGAGATTCGTTTTTCTTTTTAGGGTCATGGAAATTTTTAATTATGTCGTAGTTTATGATTACAAAATCAGCTTCGGTACTGAAATTTTTACTTTCTGCAATGTAGATTGATTTGTCCGAGTAATTTTCAATCTCACGTTTCCAGTTAATTTTTAATGTTGCAGGACAAATAATTAATACTTTTTTTGAATTTGATTCTAACGCGGCGATAATTGTTGAGGTTGTTTTACCAAGACCCATATCATCGGCAAGGATAAACTTTTTATTCTCAACTAATTTTTGAATTGCTTCTTTTTGATGTTCAAGTGGTGGACGATGAGAATATTTTGAATAATCAATTACCACATCTTTAACTGAATTGTCTTTGATAATTGCGGCCTTTGGTAACCAAAAATCGTGAAGTTCTTCATTTTCAAAAACCTTACCCCAAATGTGGTAAGCCTTTTCTTTATCAGCTAATAACTTCTCAACCCAAACTTTTTGGGGGATTTCGGTATATAATTTGTCGTCGGCTAATTTCTGAGCAAAGTATGTGTCAAGGATTACCCATTTCTTTGCAACTTTTGGTTGTTTATTGTGAAAATTGATAATGTATTCTGATTGGCTCCTTGTTGGATAAAATTTTCTATTAACCTGTGATTTACGTTTTAATTCCAAGATATAGTTATTGCCACCCTCATATGACTCAAGAATGGACATTGCCTTTGATTCTAAACTAACGTTACTCATTTAATATTAATAAACTTATTTAAAATATAATAAAACTTTAAGTATTTATCAATATATGAAACGGACATTAGAAAAGTTAGTTCCAGTTACAAGATTAGGCAAATTTTTTGGTAATGAAGATTTTGACCTTGATATTGATATGGGACAAGAATGGCTTGAGGGTGATATGAATTTTACCGTTGTGTTGTATCGTATTGATAGGTATAAAACAAAAAAAGACGATGTTTACGGTGAAGTTTTAGAAGATGGGATACAATTTATGGCTCCTATTGAATTAAAAGGTTTAGTTCAAGTTATGGCACCAACTAATAAGTTATACGGTAGTTCTAAAGTTGAAATACAAGAACCTGGAAATTTAAAGTTCTCAATTTATCAAAAACAACTTGATGACTTAGGTGTTGAGATTTGGATGGGGGATTACCTTGGATATTATGAAACAGAGTCTAAAGTCAGATACTATTCCATTAGTGATGACGGATATGTTGTGTCTGACACTAAACACACTTACGGTGGATATAAACCATTCTATAGAACGATTGTTGCAACATATGTAAGTCCTGACGAATTTAACGGATTATAATAAAATAATAACATGCCACTACCAAGAACAATAGTTAAACCAACATTACCTTTAGTACCAAAAAAAGTTTTATCTGAAAGGAGAGAACAACTTTTAGAATATATTAAAGACGATGGAACTTATTTACCCAAATCAGTATTACATGCGGATTTGGATAAGGGTATGCTTGAATTTGTTAAAGATAAACTTAAAGTTGTTACCTCAGGTAAAATAGTTCCATTGTTAGATATTATAATCACAACTCAAAATTGGACACAATATTTAGAAACTTGGAAATTTGTGGATGTTGACTATAATCCAACACCCCCATTCATTACTGTCGTTAGGACTCCTGAAGTTAAGTATGGTACAAATCCATCACTTCAATATACAATACCAAACAGAAAACAATTTTATTATGCTTCGGTACCAACTTGGAATGGAAACGAACAAGGAATGGATATTTATACAATTCCACAACCAGTTCCTGTAGATATTACATATAATGTAAAAATTATTTGTAATAGAATGAGAGAGTTAAATCAACTTAATAAGATTGTGATGCAAACATTTTCGTCAAAACAAGCATATACATTTATTAAAGGTCAATACATACCAATTATATTAGCCAACATTTCCGACGAATCTCAATTAAGTATGGAATCTAGAAAATATTACGTCCAAAATTATGAGTTTACTATGTTGGGTTATTTAATAGATGAAGAAGAATTTGAAGTAAAACCAGCAATTCAAAGAGTAACTCAATTAATTGAAATGAACACAGCGACAAGAAAAAAAAGAATAAACAAATATCCTAAAAACCCTGATAATTTTGAAACTCCGTTTTTATTTGTTTCGGGCAATACAAGTTTAACAGATGTTATTGAATTTAGCTCAAATATGAATTTACTTTCAACAAGTAATGTTGATACTTTTGATGTATATATTAATAATGATTATTATGGGAGCGACCTTCAAAAAATTGAGATTACAACAAACGATATTTTAACTATAGAAGTTACAAAAAATGACAATACTAAAGAATCAAACATACTATATGAAAATAAATTAATTTAATTTTCCCCATAAATGTCTTTCTTTTCTTTACATTTTTCTATAATTAAATTTTCTAAAAATTTGTAAATTTTTATTCCCCGTTTATCACAATATTTTTTTAAAATATCGTGTGATTCAGGAGATATTTTGATGTTTTTTATTTCTTTTTTCGGATTCATAGGTAGAAAAAAAGCAGTATTTATTCATACTCTTTATAAATACTTATCTAAAAGTAAAGTTTTTTCATAAAAACTCTAATATTTATCAATAAAATAAATCTGTAACAGAATAATTTAATAATGGCAGCACAAGCAAATCAAAAAGTATTTGTATCACCTGGAGTGTACACATCGGAAACCGACTTATCATTTATCGCCCAAAGTGTGGGGGTAACAACTTTAGGCCTTGTTGGAGAAACTTTAAAAGGTCCAGCATTTGAACCAGTATTCATAACAAATTTTGACGAATTCCAATCATATTTTGGTGGAACAGAGCCCGTTAAATTTTATGGTACTCAGATACCAAAATATGAGGCGGCGTATATTGCCAAATCATATTTACAACAATCAAATCAATTGTTTGTAACAAGAATTTTAGGATTGTCTGGATATGACGCAGGACCATCTTGGAGTCTTTCATTAGTTGCTAATGTTGACCCAACAACTATTTCCGCACCATCAAATCCCGTAGCTTTTACCGCAACGTTTACTGGTACATCATCGGGAGGTACATTTGGAATTGCAAGTGGGTCATTACCAAACCAAGTTCAATTAAATAAACAATATAAATTACAAGACGGTTCAACATCTACAATACAAACCGACTTTAACAATTATTTAAGTGAGATTGTAAATACGACATCACTTTCTGCAACAACATCAGTTATATATGGTTCAATACTTTATGATGACAATTATTATCTTACATATGGAAGACCTAATGTAATAACTCCATATGATTGTGTACCTATCTTAGAAGAAAATGATTTATCTGCGTCGTCAAACGACCCTTGGCTTTATGCTAATTTTAATATTTCTTCAGGAAACAATTATTCAGGTTATTCTTTTTATTATGTTATTGATAATGTTATTAATACTGTGGATTCTAATTTTACTGTCACTATTTCTGGAGCTTCCGTTAATTTTACAGGTATGGCGTACACTGACTTCAATAATATGGTTGTTGGTACTATTCGTTCACGAGGTATTTGTAATTATGTTAATAGTGCCGGAAGTAATGACCATGGTCCAGTTTATGAGGTTGGTATTGATTACAATAATAATAATACTTGGGTTCCAAATAATTTACAAATAGTTTGTACTGGACAATATTCAGGTATTACAGAATCACCTTATTCATCTTTTTTATTATCGGGTTTAACAAATGATAATAAAACATTTTCATTTGAAACGTCATTAAGTGCATCTTCGTCAAAATATATTACAAAAGTATTAGGTGTTGATAATTTTGGTAAATCAAGATACGCGGTTCCTATTTATGTTGAAGAACTTTATCAGGGAAGTTTGAATTATGCTTATAGTCAAAATTATATCCGTGGATTAAATTGTGATTTAATTGCGCTACCTGACGCTAGAAGTCAATCAAGTCAATCAATTGCTTGGAATTTAGAAAAATACCAATCACCTGAAACACCTTATTTGGTTTCTGAATTAAGAGGTAACCAAGTTTATAATTTATTTAAATTCATATCAATTTCCGATGGAAATGATGCAAATACTGAAGTTAAAATTTCAATCGCTAACTTATCGTACAATAATATGTCGTTTGATGTTATGATTAGAAATTTTTATGACTCTGACTCAAATCCAGTTGTAATTGAAAAATTCACAAATTGTAATATGGACCCAGCATCAAATAACTTTATTGGAAAAAAAATAGGTTCATCTAATGGTGAATTTGCCTTAATTTCAAGATATGTTATGGTTGAAATGGCAGATGAATACCCAATTGACTCACTACCTTGTGGTTTCCGTGGTTACACACAAAGAGAATATGAAGACGCTTCGGTTTACCCATCACCATATCCAAAATATAAAATAAAATATAATTACCCTGGAGAAGTTATTGCTAACCCACCATTTGGAACACCTATTGGTGGCTCAAATACTGTTGAATCTCCTGGAGATGTTATAAGAAGAACATATTTAGGGTTCTCAACACAGTATGGAATTGATGAGTCATTTTTAACTTATAAAGGAAAACAAAACCCTCAATCAAATTGGGCTTTGGCAACTGACTCATTTAAATGGAATTACACTAGTAAAGGTTTCCATATGGACTCAGGAGCAACTGTTGTATCAATTGCTAACACATCAATGACAAGTGGTCAAACAGCTTTTGAATGTGGTACTGCTGAATTTAGAAGTGACCCAGAAACACAAGAAAATCCGTATTATTTCATATATTCAAGAAAATACACACTATGTTTTGCTGGTGGGTTTGATGGTTGGGACATTTATAGAGAGTGGAGAACTAACGAAGATAGATTTCAATTAGGAGCTGCGGGTTATTTGGCGGGTACTGCACCTTCATCAAGATATCCAACCGCAACAGGTGATGGATTGTTTAAAAGAATTGTGGTTCAGAACAATACTCAAGATTTTGCGAATACTGACTACTACGCATATTTACTTGGTATTCTATCATTTGCAAATCCAGAATCAACTAACATTAATATATTTGCAAGTGCAAGTATTGACTACGTAAATAACTCAAACCTTGTTGAGGAAGCGATAGACATGATTCAATTTTCAAGAGCGGATTCGGTTTATATTTGTACCACACCTGATTATAGAATGTATACTCCAGACGGAACAAATCCTTTAGACATTATTTACCCTCAAGAATCAGTTGACAATTTAAATAATACAGGAATTGACTCTAACTATACTGCAACTTATTTCCCTTGGATTTTAACAAGAGATACTGTTAATAACACACAAATTTATTTACCTCCGACAGGTGAGGTTTGTAGAAACTTAGCTTTAACCGATAACATTTCATTCCCTTGGTTTGCATCTGCGGGTTATACTAGAGGACTTGTAAACTCTATTAAGGCGAGACAAAAACTTACACAAACCGACAGAGATGTACTATATCAAGGTAGAATAAATCCTATAGCAACTTTCTCTGATGTTGGAACTGTAATTTGGGGTAATAAAACATTACAAGTTGCTGACTCAGCACTTAATAGATTGAATGTGAGAAGATTGTTACTTCAAGCTCGTAAGTTAATTTCCGCAGTAGCTGTAAGATTATTATTTGAACAAAACGACCAAGTTGTTAGACAACAATTCTTGGATAGTGTTAATCCTATTTTGGATTCAATTAGAAGAGATAGAGGTTTATATGATTTCCGTGTAACTGTTTCGTCTTCACCTGAAGATTTAGACAGAAACACATTAACAGGTAAAATTTATTTAAAACCTACAAGGGCGTTAGAATTTATAGATATTGAATTCTTAATTACACCAACAGGGGCTTCATTTGAAAATATTTAACAAAATTAACGGGGTATATAACTGCCCCGTATTATCTAATTATGAAAGGACAACTTAGAGAAGGATTTAAAGAAGAAGGAACTCCAGACATGAAATATTACGCGTTTGATTGGGATGACAATATTGTCCACATGCCAACCAAAATAATAGTAAAAACTGAAGACGGTGACGAAATTGGTATGAATACTAATGATTTTGCAAAACATAGGGAGAAAATTGGGAAAAAAAATTTTAAATATAATGGAGAAATTATTGTTGGGTTTGGTAAAAATCCATTTAAAAATTTTCGAACCGAAGGTGATAAAGATTTTTTAGTTGACGCTATGATGGCAAATGTTGGACCAGCTTTCGATGATTTTAAAGAAGCCATTAATAATGGTTCAATTTTTTCAATAATTACTGCAAGAGGTCATAACCCAAATATTTTAAAACAAGCTGTTTATAATTATATTATCAACGGATTTAATGGGATTGATAAAAATCAACTAGTTAAAAACCTTAAAAAATACAGGACGTTTGTCGGTGAAAATGATATAAGTGATGATGAATTAATTAAGTCGTATTTGAACCTAAATAAGTACTATCCAGTGTCTTTTGGTGATGAGTCAGGTGCGGTTAATCCTGAAGAGGCTAAAGTTCGTGATATGGAAAAATTTGTTTCCTATATTAGAAAAATGGCTAATAAGTTAAATAAAAGAGCGTTTATTAAAAATGATATATCAAATAACTTTATACCAGAGCAACCAACTATTGGATTTTCAGATGACGACATTAAAAATGTAGAAGTAATGAATAAACATTTTATAAATAAACCAAATAACATAATTAAGACTTATTCTACTGCTAGTGGCATTAAAAATAAATATAAATAGATTATAATTTTGATAAAATAAAAGTAAATAGAAAAAAATTTTAACAAGGATATATTTATACATATAGAATATAAACAACTAAAACAAAAAAAATAAAATAACATGGCTGATTTATTAATGAAAATGCCGATACCTTATGAACCAAAACGACAAAATCGTTTTATTTTAAGGTTTCCATCAAGTTTAGGTATTAACGAATGGTTTGTTGAAAGTGCTTCAAGACCAGCAATTAAAATTGGAGCAACTGAAATACAATTCTTAAACACATCAACATTTGTTGCTGGTAGATTTAATTGGGACCCAATTAGTGTTAAGTTTCGTGACCCTATTGGTCCATCAGCCGCTCAAGCACTTATGGAGTGGGTTCGTTTACACGCTGAATCCGTGACAGGTCGTATGGGTTATGCTGCGGGATACAAAAAAGACATTGACCTTGAAATGTTGGACCCAACAGGAGTTGTTGTTGAAAAATGGATTCTTTACGGAACATTCTTAACTGATGTAAATTTTGGAACCTTATCTTATAGTCAAGATGCTTTGGCCGAAATTACGGCTTCTTTAAGAATGGATAGATGTGTGTTGGTTTACTAACTCATTTTAATATCCAAGAAATGGTTGATAGTGAATTTATGTCTTGTTGACCTTTAGATAACCTACAACCAATGTTGGGTATTGAGAATAGACATAAATCAAATAAAACGTAATAAGATAAAGGAGACAAGAAATCGTTTCCTTTTTTTATGTTATAAAACATATTAATGAATTGTTTAAATACCAACAACAATAAGAATTAATCTTTTACTCTAACGAATATTAATTAATGTTTTTAAGATACTTATTAATAAAGAAAATTTATGAAAAAATTAATTTTTGCAAATGACGAGGAAAAAAAAATTATTCGTCATCTTCACGAGTCGGCTAAAAGACGATATTTAAACTTGAATGAACAAGTTGGTTTTGACGCAGAAACGCATAATTATGGAATGATAGGAAAGGATGCTCTTGGTAACGACCTATTTTACAAAGGACCTACAGGTTGGAATAGAGATGGTGATGGACCATTAGGGTATTGGAAAATACTATTTAATGTACTAACAAAACATGGTATCCCAGTTAAATGGGAAAACTCAAATGGTGATGATTCCTCATTTATGTATTGGAATA